CAGGAAATTTACCGCATGGCCGTTGTAGTCAATGTGACAGGTTCGAGCAAGTTACAGAGCGGGCAGGCGAAAGCATGGGACTACGAAGCGACCAATCAGATTTTGTCAGATTTTGCAGATGCTGTAGAAAATGCCGAAATGAAGGTTGCAAGAATGTTTAGCATATGGACGGGGGTTGCACTTGATTACAAGGTGAACTATCCGAATGACTTCAAGATTTCCGAGGTTGAGCAGGAACTTGCTAACGCAGAGGTTGCCAAAGGGCTGAATTTCGGTGATGGCTTTGACCTTGAAGTGTTCAAGCGTGTACTGACAAGTTATTTGCCGGAGCTGAAGGCAGATGAATTTGATGCGCTGGTGGATGAATACCGCAACCTGCAGGAACAGCAGAAGTTAGATTATATTAACAGCGGTGAAGGCGATGAAGAATAACCAAGAGCTGATAGATTTAATAAACAGGCTTAATGCGGAGTGGGGCAAGCAGGCCAACAAGGTTATTTATCGCCTGTATGATTTGCTTTTACATGATGCGAAGATTGATGCTGCTATTGATGTTGTGTGCAGAGAGTTCCCCGAGGTGTTTAGGTTGGATAATGTGCGTTCGGCATTGGTAGAGGCGGCAGCGTATGGCTATGGTATTGTGCCTGGTGTTGTTGCTGGTGAAGTGAAAAAGGAATGGACACGCAACCTTGCTGAATCATGGGACAGCAGCGGCATAAAGTTATCCGAGAAACTGCATGGAGCGGAGCAGAAGATGCATAATATGATTGCTGATACAGTCAGACAGCAGATGCGACGTAATGCAGCGTGGACAGATGCGGCTCGTGCTTTGTATGATGGATATGAGCAGGGCGGGGACGTTGTGAGGGCGCAGGGCCTTCCGCAGTATATCAAGCAAGTACGAAAGGCCACACTAGGCGACAGGAAAGCCATACAGACGCAGAAAAAGGCTTTAGGTAACATTGTAAGGCTCGGCAGGAATGGAGCGCCTAACAAGGCTCTCCGTGCGTCATACGTCCAACTTGTGAAGTCAGTGCAGGAAGGCACGGAAGAACAGCTAGAAAAGGCGATACAGGTAGCCGTCAATGAAAAGTCACGCTATGTTGCGGAACGTATTGTAAGAACGGAGATGGCAAGAGCATATGCAGACGGATTCTTGCGTAAGGCAATGGATGACGAAGACGTTGTTGCAATAAGATTCAAGCTAGGCACAAGGCATCCGAAGTTCGATATTTGCGACCTGTATGCAGGGGCAGACCTGTACGGGCTTGGGAAGGGAGTTTATCCTAAGAACAGCGTCCCAAAGATACCAGTGCATCCGCATTGCCTGTGCCGCTATGTAGAAATCTTCATGGGAGAAATTAACATGAAGGAACAGGACGAGCGGGTACAGGCAGGGGGGAACGAATGGCTGAAGAATTTATCAGAGGCTCGCCGTAAAGAGGTGTTAGGCATCAAGGGAGCTGCTGCTTGGGAGCGTGGCGAGGATTGGCGCAGTTATATGCGTAGTTATGTTGATTTTAGAGCACCCGAAAGCAGGTTGGGAAATATAAACACTAAAGATGTGTTCCCCGATGTTAGAGTAGGGGAATATAAATATTTGGGTGTTTGTCCCCTGGAGCGAATTATGGATACGCTGAAGTTTTATGAGAACATATTCTTGCCTAGTGAACACGAGAATGCTATAATAATTGCTAAAGATGGTCGCACTTTTTATGTAAAAGGCAGAGAGGCAAACGTCAACATTAACGTACTGAATGATGATGTGTTGCAAGGTGCATACATGACGCATAACCATCCAATAGACCAAACAAGATATTCGTTCAGCCAATTTGACCTAGGGGAATTTTTCAAGCATAAGTTTTCCGTTTTAAGGGGATTTGACGAAGGCTTTGTGTATGAAATAAAGCGCAAGCCTGGCACTTTGAGCGAATCCTATGATGAAATTTTGTACGAATTTAGTAAAGATGCGTATTCAAAGGTTTTAGACAAAAATTTTATTGAGGGCTTAGAAATCGATATGGATATAGATGGATACCACTTAATAAATGAAATTCTTGCAAAAAAATATAAGTACGATTATAGGAGAATGGCTAATGGTTACAAAAGAGGATAGGGCTAGGCAAAAGGCTGATGATGCTGCATATGTAGCTAAGCTGCCGGATGCAGAGGCTAGACAATTGGTTGCAGAGCATCTTCGCAGAAGAATGGAGATTTTCGAGAAATACGACCCATACCGAGACACTTTTCCTACGGGTTTAGATGGAGGCTCGCCGGACGAAAATAGGGAGTTGCGAGAAGAAGCAAAACGATTTACCAAGGCATGCAAACCTTACTTTGAAAGAAGAAGAGGAAAAGGAAAGTGACCTTGTAAAAATTGAATGATTGATTAAGCAGATTTTGAACATTACGTTCGGAGTCTGCTTTTTTATATGCCTGGAGAGGCAAAAGGTGGGCGGAGGCCCGTATATACGGAGGTATAGAACATGGAATTAAAAGACGTTTACACCGCACTTGAAAAGGTTGAGAATGGTGCAGAGCTTATCACTGCCATTAAAGCGGAAATCAACACACTGAACAACGAAGCTAAAAAGCATCGCATTGCAGGAGAGCAAAGCACAACTAAGCTGAAAAGCATTTTGGATGCAGTCGGCTTGGCTGATGGCGATGATGTTGTTGAGAAAGCAAAAGGCATGAAGGCCACACTTGACCAATTTGCCCAAGGCGGCAAAAAGCCTGATGAGGTTGCGAAGCAGATTACCACACTTACAAAGCAGGTTGAGACTGTTACTACCCAGCTCGCAGATATGACCAAGCAGGCAGACGAGCAGAAAGCAAAGTACATTGCAAGCCAAAAGATGGCGAAGGCAGTAGAGGCTTTGACAAAGGGCAATGCTGCAGCGCCGAAGGACATGGCAAAGCTGTTGCTGGACAATATCAAGGTTAACGATGATGATAGCCTTGCATATACAGGTGCTGACGGCAAAGATGTATCCGTTGAAGATGGCGTAAATAGCTGGCTGAAAGACAATGCCTGGGCAGTCAAGGTTAACAACAACGGCGGCGGCGGTGCTGGCGGTGGTGCTGGTGGTGGCACTGATGCTTTCCTTGAAGGTTTTGGAGCTTAAACAAAGAGAGGTATTAAGTTATGACTGTAAATTATGCAGAAAAGTATTCTACCAAAGTTGACGAAAGATTTACCCTGGGCGCTGTGACTACCCCTGCGGTAAACAACGAATATGAATTTGTGGGAGTAAAAACTGTAAAGGTTTACTCCATTGGCACTGTTGAGATGGGCGATTATACCCGTTCCGGTGCAAACCGTTATGGCACTCCGGCAGAGTTGGACGATACTTTGCAGGAGCTGACCCTGTCCCGTGATAGAGCATTTACTTTCACCATTGACAAGGGCAATTTAAACGATCAGATGCTGTTGAAAGAAGCAGGCAAGGCTTTGGCCCGCCAGATTGACGAACAGGTTATTCCCGAGCTTGATATTTATCGTCTGAGCAAGATTGCAGCGGGCGCAGGTACATCCGCCACCCCTGCAGTAATCACCGATAAAAATGCATATTCTGCGTTTTTAGATGGTCAAGTTGCGCTGACTGACGCAAAGGTGCCCTTAGCAAACCGTGTCGCTTATGTTACCCCAGCGTTTTACAAGTCCATCAAGTTGGACGCAACCTTTGTAAAGGCATCCGACATTGCGCAGGATATGTTGGTTAAAGGGCAGGTCGGCATGATTGATGGCGTGGCCATTATCGTAGTTCCTAGCACTTATATGCCGACAAAGACTGATTTTATTATTACCCATCCTGCAGCGTGTTGTGCGCCTGTGAAGTTGACCGAGTACAAGATTCACGATAATCCGCCTGGCATCAATGGTGCATTGGTGGAAGGCCGCATTTACTACGATGCATTTATTTTGACCAACAAAGCAAAAGCAATTTATAAGCATACTCACGAATAAGAGGTGACGTTATATGTGGTTGACTAATGG